CGACCGGTGCAGCCTTCGTGCCCGACGTTCTTTCTTCGACCGTCATCCGCCTGGTCGATCAGTACTCGGCCTTCGCCCAGAACGCCACCAACGTGGTGATGCCGAGCGACGTGCTGCTGTTCCCTCGCCGGACGGCCGGTGCGACCGCGTACTGGATCGACGAGAACGCCGCGATCACTGCCAGCGACCCGACCAGCAATCAGGTCACGCTGACGGCGAAGAAGGTGACCGGTGCGGTGGTCATCGCGTCCGAGCTCCTGCAGGACTCGATCGTGTCGATCGCTGACTGGATCGCCGCCGAGCTGGCCCTGACGCTGAGCAACGCCGTCGAGTCGGCTGCGTTCAGCGGGAACCCCAGCAACGCCCCCGCCGTGGCCGGGCTTGTGACGAGCCACACGGGTGGCCTGCTGGCCTCTTCGGGTGCCACCTACGCGGCGTCGCTTGTGACGGCTGCCGGTGACACGCCCGACGAGGTGACCAAGGCCAACCTGCTGGCGATGATGGCTGCGGTTCCGCAGCACAGCCGGGCCGGTGCCAAGTGGTTCTGCTCGCCGTTCTTCTTCGCCACCTGCATGCAGAATCTCGACCTTGCTCAGGGCGGGTCGGTCGGCTTGGCGGCTGGCATGGGTCCGACCTTCCTGGGCAGCCCGGTGGTTCTCACCGACCGGCTCCCCAGCGGTGCGGACTCGACGGGTGCGATCATGGCCCTGTACGGGAACATGGCGAACTCGAGCTACTACGGCATCCGCCAGGCCATCGAGATCGCGTCCAGCGATCAGGTCAACTTCCTGTCCGACCAGACGGTGATCCGGGCCGTGGCTCGCGTGGCGATCACGCACGCCAACCTCGGCACCTCCACGGTCGCCGGGCCGATCATCGGCCTGGTCGGTGCGTGAGCCTGACGGCTTGACACCTGTGCAACGCTGAGCGGGCGGCTCTGGATAAGGGCCGCCCGCTCTCTTTTTGCGAGGCACGCATGATAGTTCGGGTTGGTAGCAGCGAGGTAGACGTTCGCGTTGAGGCGTGTCTGTCGATGCCTCGGCTTTCGTTCACGGCGAACCACTTTGCGTGGGCTCAGGCCCTGATGCCGCTAGGCATCCGGCCGACGATGGGCACCGGCGTGTTCTGGGATCAGGTCAACACGCGGGTCTTTGAGCAGTTTATCGACAAGTGCGAGTACCTTCTGCTGATCGACTACGACAGCTTCTTTTCTCAGGCCGACATTGAGCACCTATTTGCCCTGGCTCTCACGTTCCAGTGCGATGCGTTGGCCCCGCTTCAGACAAAGCGGGAAGACGGCCGCCCGATGCTGACGTTGAAGGGCTGCCTAGACAATCCGCCCGAAGGCGGCAGCACGTCTGTGCCTCGGGAATGGTTTCAGGCCCCAGTCCAGGAAGTTGACACCGCCCACTTCGGCTGCACCATCCTCAGCACGGCTGCCCTGAAGCGAGCCAAGAAACCGTGGTTCTGGTGCAAGCCAAGCCCTGACGGCTCATGGAACGATGGCCGCCGCGACCCTGATATTTATTTCTGGGCGAACTGGCGAGAAAGCGGCAACAAGGTCTACGTGACGCCACGGGTCTGCATTGGCCACGGCGAATACGTCGTGACGTGGCCCGGCAAGGATCTGAGCCAGCCCGTGTTTCAGTGGGCCAACCAGTACACCCAGACGCAAAAGCCGCCGGAATCTGCATGGAGTGCCGCTGAATGAAGACACTGAAGTTCCTACGTGCATGGCGAGGCTACCGCACTGGGCAGGTTGTTGAGTTGGCGGGCGGGCTCGCCACGCAGCTGCTGGCGCAAGGCGTCGCCGTTGAGGACCGCCAGCAACAACTGATCGAGACGGCAGCCGTCGAGCACCAGGCCGAGACGGCCGACGCCACCCCGAGGAAACGAGGACGCCGTGCAGTACCGAAGCCTGACACGCCAGACAGCGCCGGCCGTTGAACCAGTCACGCTGGCCGAGGCTAAGGCCCACCTGCGGGTGGACGTGTCTGATGACGACGCCTACATCGGCACCCTGATTACGGCGGCCCGTGAGTGGTGCGAGCAGTACCTAGACCGCACGCTGGTGGATACGCAGTGGGTGATGCGGTTCGATGCGTTTCCGCCGGACGGCACGCACGACATTGAGCTGCCGAGGCCGCCGATGGTTTCCACTGGCACGGCCACGGCTGTGGCCCTGACGTTCACGTATGAGAACGGCACCACGGCCACCTACTCGACGGCCAGCTACCGCGTCGACCGTGCCAGTACGCCGGGGGCGGTCAAGACGCTTTACGGCCAGACGTGGCCGCCGCACCTGCTTGATGACAACGCCATCAGCGTTACGTGGTGGGCCGGCTACGGGGCCAGCGGATCGAGCGTGCCGGCGGCGATCCGGTCGGCCGTGCTCATGCTTGTGGGCCTGTTCTACGAAAAGCGAATGGCTGCTGATGCCGGATCGCTGGCGGAAGTTCCGTTTGGCGTGAAATCCTTGCTCGACGCCCACCGCTGGGGGAGTTACCGCTAATGGCGCTACAAGGCCGCATCAACGTCGACGTGCTGTTTCACGACACGGACGGCACCGCGTCGCTCAAGGTCGTGTCGCTTGAAAGCGCGACGGAGTACACGGCCGGCAAGGTTGCGGTAGTCACCGGCACCTGCGGAACGACTGCGGTGACCATCGCCAACCTCGGAGGAGCTCTGGCTTACCGTGACGCAAGCGGGGCTCAGGTGTCGTTTTCTAGTTTTGACCGCATGGCTGTGCAGGGCTCCAGTGGACTGATTCTGGCCGGTGCGGGCCAGTATGCCGACATGAGCCTGGTGTCGACAGGCGGGCGGGTTGCCGTGTGCGACAAGCCGCCGCAGGAGTTGATTGTGCCGGTGAGCGGCAGCCTCAACATTCGCACCAAGGGCGGAACCGCTTCATACACCGTCGTGATTTATGGCACTTGAACCAGGCAAGCTCCGTGAGCGTGTGACCATCCAGCAGGCCACTGAAAGCCGCAACGCTCTGGGTGAGACCACGCTGGCTTGGTCCACGTTCACGGAGCGGTGGGCGAGCGTGGACGGCGTGACGGCACGCGAGGCCCTTGGGGCCGGGCAGCTCGAGGTAAGCATTACGCACCGCGTGCGGCTGCGATACGTGGCCGGGCTGAGCCAGCAGATGCGGCTGTTGTGGCGTGGCCGCACGCTGGAGATCGTGAGCCTGCTCGAGCACAACAACCGCAGCGAGCACGAGCTGATCTGTCAGGAGACTCCCTGATGGCCAATCTCTACGCCGGCCGCCAGGTCGTGACGTTCGCGCTGGGCACTGGCAAGAAGGCAAAGTCTTTGCTGGCTGCCGAGCCGCTCAAGGACGTCACGGACGCCCTGCAGGCGTTGCCCGAAGACATCTCCAAGAAGTATCAGCGCAAGGCACTCAAAAAGGCTGCCGAGCCGGGCCTGCAGGCGCTGCGTCGCAATGTGGCCTCGCTCGGCGAAGTCACCGGCAACCTTCTGGCAGCTGTCACTAGCGTCAGCCGCGAATACACAAACAACAAGCGAGGCATCCCGGTCGGCGTGATTGTGATTGGCTTTCGCCGGCCGACCAACGCCAAGAGCCAAAAGATGGCCACTCCGGCTTTTACTGGCGGCAGCGTCCTCAAGGGACCAAACCGGGCGTACCACTCTCACCTCGTCGAGTACGGCACCCAGCGGCGCACTCCTGGCCGCACTCGTCGAACGAAGCGCCGGCGCGTCATCCTTGGTGGACGCATTCGCACGCTGGCCCAGACAGTGAAAGAGGCCCCGTCAAATAGCCGGGGCATCCTGTCGTCATTCAAGACCCGCGGGCCGTTTTTCCAAAACGGAGTCCGCCGGTATCCGGTGGACTTTATCGCCACCGGCAGCGTCGGCCCGTCGCCCGCCCGCCGGCCGCTCCAGAAGGCCCTGGAATCGTCCCGGTCGCAGATGCAGTCGGTACTAGACACTGAGATGCGCAAGGCCCTGCAGAAGGCCGTGCGGCAGTTCCAGAAGGAAACCGGCGGCATAGGAGGCATCTGATGCTCAAGTCCCCCGAGCAGGTCATTAAGCATCGCATCGAGACCAGTCCGCGGCTGGCCCGCCTGCTTGGGTTCCGGGTGTACCCAATCGTGGCCCCGGTATCGGCGGCCCTGCCATTTGTGGTCTACCAGCGGTCGGTCATTGAGCGAAACCAGACGCTTGCCATGCCCGTTGGTGTGCCACGGGTTTCTGTGCAGGTCGACACCTACGGCACCACCTATGAATCCGCCCGCGAGATCGCTGACGCTTTGCGGGAGAATCTGGATGGGTGGAACGGTTCTGCGTACGGTGTAGATGTGAAGCACGTGGCCCTCGAAAGCGAGCGGGACGGCTTCGTCCAACTGGACGGCAGCGAGCTGCCGCCGGTGTATCAGATCACGCAGGTTTTTGACGTTTCCTGGCAGGAGACCTAAAGCACATGGCCACGTACGCAACTGGCGTTGGTTTCTCGTTCGGCGGCACCACCTACACTGTCACCAGCATCACCTACTCGCTGGGCGAGACGGGCGGCGGAACCGACCTGATCGACGCCAGCCACCTGGGCCTCACCACTGGCGCTAGCGTGGTCTCGCTCTCGCGGCCGCTGACCGGCACGCCTGGCGGCGACACTGGCAAGACCGTGAGCATTGAGTTTATCGGTAATGCCCCGATCGCTCAGAACGCCACCGGCACGCTGTCGATCACTGGCCCGGTGTCTGTTTCTGCCACGGCGACGTGCCAGAGCTCGAGCGTCACGCTGACCCTTAACGACATCGTGCGGGGCTCGGCTGAGTTCCAGCTGGCGTAACGCCAAGGGGGCCACCCGTGGCGACGTTTAGCACAGGCGTAGCCGTAAACTTCGGCGGCGCATTGGCCGAGGTGACTGCCCTGTCGTGGAACTGGGGCGGCGGCTTTTCTGCTGGCCGCTCCACGACGTGGACGGCTAAGGTTGGCCAGGTGCAGGTGGAGTTGATCGGCGGTGCGCTGACGTCGAAGTACGGCACCCGAGGCTCGCTGACGATCACCGGCGGCGGCGTGAACTT